CAACAACAATTTGAGCCTGTTTAGTCTCTTCAATAATAGTTTCAAAGTTCTTAAGGTCTTGAGCCTTAGTAACAAGATATAGTTTAGTGGCCACCTTCTCCGCCTTGTTATGAACAGGACCATAGGCCCAAGCATCAAAGGATGGTTTGATTAGTTTCTTTGTATTAGTAGTCATGATGTTATGTCCTATGTATATATTAGATTAGGGTTAAACTTCTTAATTTCAAGAAGTTAGGTTAATATAAACTAGATTCAATGAAAAGTACACTTTTATTTTCAGTTCGACAGACTTATTTTAAAAGTCTTTATAAATCAATGACTTAGGCCTCAATCCTAGGGGACTGGACATATATAGCTAACCGGCATCAAAGGGGCGGGGGTTTTTAATTGGCGGGCAAAGTCAATGGCACGTCACAAAATTTTTTGGAAAAAGAGCCTGACTTGATGCTGCCTAGTATTTATAAGTCCAGCTGGAAGAAGCTTGATAGTTTATTTTTTGGAAAAAGTATCAAGTCCTTATATTAGAGGTAAAATAAATTAAATAAACGTATACAGAGGCGCCTAAACGTGTTAGTATAGCTACATAGTAACTATAGTTAGAGATGGAGTTCATAATGCAAGATAAGTTTAACCCCTACGAGGCGCAAGTCAAAGGATTAAACATATTTGATGCAGCCAGCTTGACCGAAACAGAAGAGCTCTCGGCCGGTTTGTCGGAAGAGGAGGTGCTGGATTACTTCGCCGTCACGCAAGCCCAGCTCGATGCAAGCCCAGCAGACGCCGCCATATTCAGGGCCGCCTTCAGGCGTGGGCGCTCGATTGCTAAGAGCAATGCCTGCGTACTGTTGTTCAGGTCCATGAGTGAGCGAGGTGGGGCCAATGCATCACTGGCATACCTAAAGCAGTTCGGGGAGATGTGGCCGACAGCAGAGCTAGAGGTTGGAATGAACAAGAACTTTAGTTTCCAGGTAGTGTTGGACAAAGCGCCTGACTGATGGTTAAAGCGCGCAAAAATGCAGAACTTAAATATGGATACCATGCCAATCATGGTAGTTTAGCTAAAGCCGCAACTGCTGGCTAAACTTAGAAAGTTGAAGAGGTTACAGACCCATAATGGACATAGTATATAAAACGTCGCCAACAACAAATAAGTTTCATCAGAGCGATGCATTTGTGAGAGCCCTTATGGGTCCGTAACTAATAGGGTCCGGAAAATCCGTAGCATGCATAGCAGAACTCCTTATAAGAGCCCACGCACAAGCGCCTAACAAAGAAGGCAAGCGCAAGACCCGCTGGGTAGTGATACGGAATACTTACCGTGAGTTGATCGATACCACGATCAAGACGTTTCATGACTGGATACCAGAGGCTGCTGGTAAGTGGTCTAAGATGAACATGACGTTTACCATGGAGCAGATACAACTTGACGGGACCACTGTTCATGTGGAGTTTATGTTCAGGGCGTTGGATAGACCAAACGATGTTAAGAAGCTGTTGTCGTTGGAAGTAACAGGTGGGTTTATTAATGAAGCCCGCGAGATTCCTAAGCAGGTGGTGGATATGCTACAAGGCCGGTGCGGCCGGTATCCGTCTAAGAGAGACGGCGGGCCAACGTGGTTTGGTATTATAATGGATACCAACCCGCCGGACTCCGACTCCTGGTGGTATAAGTTGTTTGAAGAAACATTGCCGGACAACCACGCAGTCTTCTACCAGCCGTCGGGCACAGCGGAGAACGCGGAGAACATAGAGAACCTACCGCCTAGGTATTACCAGAATATGCAAGGCGGTAAAGACCAGGAGTGGATTAACGTGTATGTACATGGCCAGTATGGGTTTGTATCAGATGGCAAGTCAGTGTTTCCGGAGTACAAGGATAATATACATGCTTCTGTCGAACCCTATATATACGACCCGAAACTTACGCTATATATAGGTATAGACTTCGGACTGACGCCAGCAGCGGTATTTGGACAGTTAACTAGTTCAGGCCGAATGATACTGTTTGATGAACTAGTAACATTTGACATGGGTGCTATGACCTTCGGCAAACTGCTTAGAGAGAAAATCTCAAGCAAGTATCCTAAGTGTCTTGATATAGAAATATACGCCGACCCAGCTGGTGAACAGAGGGCACAGACAGACGAAGTTACGCCGTTTCAGATACTGCAAAATCAAGGAGTGGCTGCGTATCCAACGTATACCAACGACTTCACGATACGGCGCGAGTGTATAGCAGACTATTTACAACGTCTAGACTTTGCAGGTAACCCAGCGTTCCTAGTAACAGCCGGAGCCCCCACATTGCGTAAGGCATTTGCTGGTGGGTACAAGTATAAAAGAGTACAGGTCTCAGGTGAAGCCAAGTTCATGGACAAACCTGACAAAGGCAAATACTCCCACGTAGCTGATGCCTGCCAGTATTTATTTCTGGGCGCAGTTGGTGGCGAGAGGGTTATTGGCGGGTTTAGTGACAAGCCAATAGATTACAGCATATCAAATAGAGGTATAGTATAATGAGCGGTAAGAACTATAAGAATAGTATTAAACTAGAGCGCGCATGGGGCGATGGGCGTAGAGCCGCGGTCGCTGGTGCAGCTAAGAATACCAACCCGCATACCGCCAACTACTCCGGCTCGGCTGCCGAGGATGCATGGAATGATGGCTGGGATAACATAAGGACTTAATATGTTTGGACAAAACCAAGCAATACCATTTTGTGAACTAACTGCATCCCTGCACTTCTGGCTCACACTAAAGCCCATCGACCCACCAGTAGAAGACTGTTTAGACTTTTCTGGTAGTTTGTCCGGCTTAGTGCTGACCCGCTAGCAAATGCGACTGCTATAGCTACTGACACAGTTAAAGTGGCATCTGACTATTACGAAACAAGCACAGCAAGTAATTTTGGGCATGGCTAAAAAGCAAAAACTAACAGATGCAGACATCTTAGCCATTATCACTAATGAGCTTAGCAATGCCAACATTACTACAAACAATCCTGAGGCATTGCGCAAACCGCTGCAGTATTATTTAGGATTGCCTGACGGTACTGAGACTGAAGGTCGCTCAACGTTAACATCTACCGATGTGGCCGATGCTATCGAGTGGATAATGCCGCAGATAATGAAGTCGTTCACTCAGAATAATGAAGTGGTTGTGTTTGACCCAGTGCACCCTGGCGATGAGTTGCAAGCCGACATCGAATCCGAGTACGTCTATGATGTGCTTATGAAACAGAACAACGGCTTTGTATTAATACACCAGTTTGTTAAAGACGCCTTAATGCAGCGTAACGGTATACTTAAGGTATATTATGAAAAGAACGACGAAACAAAGACTTACAACTACTCTGGCTTAACTGAGCAGCAGTTACAAATGGTTGCCGCAGACCCTAAAGTAAAAGTCAGCGGGTTGACGCCCAATCAGTTTATAGATGAGCAAGGCCAGTTACAAACTACGTTCGACGCTAAGATAGTAGTTACAACTGGCAATGGTAAAGTATGCATTGACCCAGTTGCACCGGAAGAGTTCAGAAACAATTCGCAGCACAACTCTATAGACTTATCAGAGGCGCGGTTCACTGCGCACATTGTAAACAAGACTATATCAGACTTACGTGAAGAAGGCATTAGTGAAGAGGATCTAGACCATTTATACGCATCTGACTTAATTCGCACTTCATACAGGTTTAGCTACCAAAATGAACAGACAATAATACCATCTACCTCAGAAGTCAATGACCCTAATAGACTGGTAGAAGTATGTGAATGCTTCCTAAAGCTAGACGTTAACGGCGATGGAATAGCTGAACGTAAGAAAGTACTCGTGGCCGGCGCTACAAGCCCTACAAGAGTTCTTACTATAGAAGATATCGACAGCAATCCTTGGGTGTCCACAACAGCCATTTTGATGTCACACAAGTTTCAAGGGCTGTCTATATTTGATCGGCTCAAACAAGTACAAGATAATAAGACAGCCATTATTCGTAATATTATGGATAATATGTACCTTCAGAATAACCAGCGTAACGTAGTTGTTGAAGGGCAGGTAAACCTAGACGACTTAATGGTATCGCGGCCAGGTGGCATAATACGGGCCAAACGTGCTGATGCCATTATGCCGCTAGCTACGCCACAGATTGGTGATGCTGCATTTACTATGATGCGGTATCTTGACGAAGTTAAAGCAGGGCGTGTTGGAGTATCACAAGACGGCAACGCTTCGCCAGAGAATATAGGCGATCGTGTAGGCTCTCAAGGCGTAGAACGCATGATGACAGCCAAAGAAGAGCTGGTCGGTTTGATTATACGTGTTATTTGCGAGACCGGCATCAAGCCCCTGTGCAATAAGATTCGTGACCTGGTAACACAGCATACTGACTCTATTGAAGATTTCCAGTATAGAGGCCAGTGGATCAAAGTTAACCCTTCCGAATGGCCAAACAGAACAAAGAGTACAGTAAGAGTAGGTACAGGTACTGGTGACGTTAGGGCTAAGCTTGCTGCCATAGGCAAAGTAATGGAAGTGCAAGCTCAAATCATCGCACAACCAGGACAGTCACTGACCAACCAAGCTAAGGCTTACTCTGCGTTAGACGACTTCTGTAAGTTCTCAGGATTGAACGGAGCTAGCAAATATTTTATCGACCCCAATTCGCAAGAAGGCCAGCAAGCCAGCCAAGCGGCAGGACATAAGAGTCAGCAAGAACAACAACAACAACAACAAGCACAGTTAGAAACATTACGTATGCAAGCAGAGTTGGCAAAAGCCGCCACTACTACTGCTGAGTCCGAACGAGCCAATGTGATACTGAAAGGCCAAGTTGAGTTGGTCAAGCATGAGCGAGATACTGAGAAGCATACGTTTCAAGCCAGGATAGCAGATTTACTTGCAGAGATAGAACGTGGTAAATTGGTGGAAAAAGGCCACAAGGAAATAGCTGAGCTACAGTTCAAGTACGATCAGCTGTCTATGCAAACTGGTGTGGCGCTAACAAAGATAGAGGCCGACTCCAAGTCAGATCAAGACGCCAACTTCCAACGTAACGAAGAAATAGCTGATGAAGATCAAAGTGAGGTCGGCAATGGATATTAATAACGAGGGCCAGTTACATGAAGAAGTAGCGCAGGGTACCAGAGCCCGCGCAGCATTCGATGGCTACTTACGCCAGTTTATACAAAAACAAAACGCATCTATATTTGATGCATTCTTAGCAAGTGAGAATTTACTAGACTTACCAAAGTTAAAAGAATACCAGTTAGCCATTGCAGCCTTAGAGCAAGCAGTGCTAACAGATATAGAAACAGGCAAACTTGCCTCAATGCAATTATCTGAATTAGGAAGATAAAATGTTCTCACAAATACAGAGTAAACTCCAAGCCCGAGGTTATTGGGCCGAAGCTCTTGCGCCAGAATCGACTAACATCGTAGGTGGCTCGTTAAGCGCAG